AGCGCCAAACTCTATAGCGTTACGGTATCCTCTCACATAAATAGTTTCCCCAGAACCGGGAGTGGGGTAAATGCGAATAACTTGATTGCTGGTAGCAGCACTAGCACTAGCGCCACTAGCCCACATTGACCAATACCAAGGACGACCCGAAGAGTTGGAATTAATCGGGTAAATGATATCTCCCGTGTCATAGCCTATAAATTCAATAACATGATCATCGTTTTTCATAGCGGCTATTTCACGCAAACCAACATTTTTAGGCGCTGAAGCACCGGAGAAAGTCACACCATCATGTGTGATGCTGAGGTTAGCAGCAATGTCCGCTATCGGATAATCTTTTTGATCACTGACAGTTTCAAACGTTAAAGCAACTTCATAAAACGGAAACCGTTTCTCCGAGTAGACAATCAGATTGTATCCCTCTCTAATAAATTCATTCATCACAGAGTCGGATATGTCACTGCTAGTTATATCAACTATGGAACGGACATGAGTCCGCATGTCACTTAATTGCAATGTAAACCCCTACTTGGTTTTTTTAGAACGTAAAACCTTCTTAGTAGGTGTCTTCACAGGAGCAACAGGGGCAACAGACGTGTCTGCTACACGATGAACTCTGCGTGATGGTCCAACGGTTTGTGGTCGTGGTGACGCATCCCGGAAATTGGTGCTAGCCGTCGGTTCCCCGTAAGGTCTAGCCCCTTTCTTATACGCATCTGCTCTTTCGTATCCCATGTTAAACTCCTATGAAAACTACCCCTATGCCGTCAAATTATGCAGGTGTGATACCGTACATGTAGCCTTGACGGGCGCGGTTACTGGTTGTCAATTCGCCGTAGCAAAGCAACTGTGAGTAAACCGCATCTTGGTTAGTTGGGCGCACAAACGGGGTTGGTTTGAACCAAACGTCGCTGTGGGCTACTAACTGAAGGTACTTGGTGTTAAGCATGTACATTTTGCCTTCACCTGCGAGAGTACCATCAAATGTTACTGGACATCCCTTGAAGAGAAGGTTCTGGAACCCACCGTCAGCCATGTCGGTGTCGGTGTACCTGATCTGTCCCTCAAGGAGACCCTCGTATGTTTCATACTGGGTTTGTCCTGTGATTATAATTGTTGGTTGATCGTTACCCACTGAACAGTTGTTGTAAGTGGTAGCCATGTTTGCTTGTGTAAGCGCACCTGCTACGTTGGTAACTTGTGATCTCCACCAAGAGTTATCTGAATCGGTTGCATCAATACCTGCAAGAGTCGATCCACCAGCGTCATTGCCAAGACCGATAAGAGCCGATAGACCCATCCAGTCTTTGCCACTGTTTCCAGTACCATTACCGAAGAACATGGTGTTCATGTTCTCAATAATTGTTTCTTGAGTTTGGAAAATTTTTCCTTCAAGAAGGTCAATGATTTGTGCTTCGCCATTGTTCTTGGCTTCTTCTATACCGTTGATTGTTACTGTAGCAGCGTACTGTTTCCAGTCGTACTCTGCGGCTGTGATGCCGGTCTGAGCAGTTGTGGAAATAGTATCAGTGCCTGAGTAAGAACCAGCGGTTGAGTTTGTTCCATAAATAATTGGAACGACGATCTTCGCGCCACCTGAAACACGCCTAATTGTCTGACCATTTGTCAAAGCGTAGAACAGTGGTCTAGCCGTGAAAATGTTGTCAGTCAGTTTAGGGATATAGTTTTTCAGCGTGGTCGAGAGTATCTCGTCAAAGTCAGCGTTTCCTGCCGCCATAAGTTTTTACCTCACTAATGTCTATGAAGCAAGTTCCCGTTTCGCATCCTCGAATGCTTGACGGATAGAAGTAGGTTTTGCAACAGTACTGTCCTTAACGCTTCCTGCTTGTTTTGAACCTGTTGGTTCCACAATCGAAGCGTCTCGTTTGGCTTCTGTGCGCTCTTGTTCTTTTTCTAATTTGTTGGCTTTCTCTGCAACATCGCCATATCTCATGTGAGTTAATGCGGCTTCCAAGTTGCCTATTTTGTGAGTCAACGCATGTTGATAAAGTTCTTGAGCGTCAAAATCCCCGTACTGTTCTTTAAGCCCTTCTACTTGCTTTTCTGTTTGTTGTCGTCGTTGTAAACGAGCCTGCTGCGCTAACTGTGTTTCCAACTGGGCGATACGCTGCTCGGTAGGATCAGGTTGAGAATCATCCCAGTCAGACTGGTAACTTTCGTTACTACTCTGATTAACGGGTGACCCCATCTGAACCCCGAACGCATCAGCCAACGCTGAAAGAGTCCCATCAGGGTCCGCTTCCAGTGAGGAAACTATCGCTTCCGCTTGCTGTAACCGTTTACGTTCGGAAGCCAATTCCTGCGTTTTACGTGTGTAATCCGACTGTCTTTGGTATCCGTCCCGAAGTTCATCAAGACTGACCTCCTGCTCTTCCCCATCTACCTTTACGGCATAAGTTTCGCCAGAAGGTTCCTCTGAAACTTCAACTGAAGACTCTGGAGTGTCCACCTCAGTGGATTCCGTTACATCCTCTTCCATATTTAATTTTCTCCTCGGAGTCCTAAAAGGCTGCTCCTATACTATTCGGGAACTGTGTCCCGTTATAAGGCTGGAAGTTCCAACCCCATTTGACCCTGTAATTGAGCCAACAATTCTGGAGGTACGCCGCCGGTGGGAGCAAACGCTCCCATGTCGGGACCTTCCGGCACAGGTGTTTGACCAAACGGTGTTGGTGCTGCGCCAGCCTCCGCAGAAGCAACTTCCATATCTTGTGGAGTTTGCTGCTGAATTAAAAATCTGTCAGGGTCTTTAATGTCGAACCCTAAAGTTAAAACGTGTTTCGCTAAAGCGTTAGGATCAATAACTGTTCCCACTAGAGGAGCCATAGCGTTCAGTAATGAAACTGCTTGCTGTTTACGAATAGTGTCATTAACAGGCTGTGTTGATCCACCTTCAACCGTGTAATCAAATTCGCCTACAATGTCTTCACGTGTGTAAGTGAAAAACATGTCTTGCCCGCCTTTACCGGCGATACGAGCCATCTGTTCACCTGTCATAAATTGTTGCATCAACTGGATAACTCGACGTGCGATGTTTCCTATACTGATTTCAATAATCGCTAACTTGTCAGCAGCACGTGCGTTGCCCGCATCGGCGATAATTGATGCTTCCGTGGCTGTACGCCTAATTTCAGGCATTGAACCACGTGCATATTCTGAAACACCTGAAACAGTGTTGATGTCTTGTTCAATAATTGCTGAAGTGTTGTAAATCTCTGGAGACAAAGGTGTTTGTGGCATAGGTACCACAACTTCCTGTAAAGGTTTATTTTCATCAACTACTGGAACTAAACGCCCATCCTGATCGGATTCTAACGCTTCGCGTCCTTCAGGACCGAATGAACGTTCATGGTACAAATATTTTCTTGCGTAACGTTTACGTGCATTTATAAGTTGCGTACGTGTCTTGTCTAATTCTAGTTGCAGAGACTCGATTGATTCTAAATCACCCATTGGGTAGAAGTAGTCTGGAACGTCATAATTTCGTAACATTACAAAAGGTTGACCGTAAGCGTATGGCATAGGCATCGGGTCAACTAAAAACTCTTCACCTGATTGTGCAAACACTGACATTGTGTTTTCTGCAATGTCATAGTATTCGTAGATCGCTACACGATCTTCTTCCAACAGGAATTGTTCTTGTTCTTGACGTTCCCGGTTTTGAAACATCGGGTACAGTAAACCGTCTGCTTGTAAACGTTTTCTAGCAGCAGCCTTGTAGCGTTTATCTTTCTTAGCCTCTTCCAAAGGACGGACTATGCGTTGACAAATCCACTGTGCATCTTCTAAACATGTTGCTTCAGGGTCGATGTAAATGTCAAAAGGTGAAACTCTTTCAACGAAAGGTTGATCTTCAACGACTACCATAGTGGTGTCTGGAACGCTGACAGTTATTTCTTCATCAGTGGGAAGATCCCCTGCCATTGCAGCGTTTTCCATAGCGAAAGCGTCTGCTTCTAAAAGAGCGTCGTCTAACATTTCTTCTTTTTCAACGTCACTGAGGGAACGTTCCTGTTCAACGAATTTCCACCCTACTTTCAACCATGCGTGACCTGTGATTAAAAAGTCTTTAACTGCACGTCTGAATGGTTTACGGAAATCGTGATGCCTCCACAAATAGTTCACTACCGCTTCGACATAAGCGGCACGATCAGAGTTTTCTGGTTCTGTCGCTGAAACAACTATTTTAGGGTGGTTAACTGAAACGGAAGGGGCGATAACGTTAACAGTGCTGAAAGCAAGGTTAACTACGATCAGATCTTCTTTAGTGACAGTTGTACGCGGGAATTGTTTACCACGGTACAAATCTGTCATGCGTTGCCATAAAGAGTCGTAACCCATTTCGTCACGCCAACGTGCAGACGCTTCTAGTCTGCGTTTGGCAGTTTCAAACTGCTCTGCTCTAGTTTTTTTAGCCATTAAACTTTCTCTATGTTACGCCCTTGCGCTTTGGCTTCGGCGATAAGTTTTTTTTCTCTTTCGTTCAAAGTCAAATGCTGCTCGTCTAGCGGTAACCGTGAGCGGCAGACCGCTCCAGTTACGAATTTGAGTCCAAGAAGTTTTTGACGACGTTCCCATAACTCATCCAGTTCTGCATTTGAGACTGGACCTCGAAAGTCCTGAACATACGAAACAAATTCTTCGTATGTCGCCTCGCGAGGGAGGACAGCCATTAGGGGCGAGGACCGAAGCCTTCTGCATTCCAACCTTCAAGACGAGGCTGCGGATCTACATTAGGTTCAACTTTTCCGGTTTGACCATGCTGATTGAATGGTGTTTCACGAACTGAAGTTTCACCGTATCCGCCCGTCATGTGAGCGTATTCTGGGTTATCGAATCTTTGAGCAAAATCCTGAGCGCCACCCGGCTCCCATATCGGATTTGCTACTACGGAACCGCCGCGTTCCATTTTGTTGTTGCCGCCTGATGTGCCAGAACCGTCAACATTTTGACTGGCGCTGGTATGCGAAACAAATCTTGCCATAATTGAAACCTCCTAGGTTCCTATAGTCTCCTAAATACTATGGTTACAGTGTCCCACGCATACTGTGTTTTCCGATGTGCATATCGTCAGTTTCTTCAGGTTTAACCAGCCTAGAGAACCAATCCACAGTCCAATAATCGTCCACTTTCTTTGTAAATTCAGGCATAAACGCGTATTGACGCATCTGATTAGCCAACGCTAAAGCCATAACACGGTCATCGTGAGGACTTCCTGCCATAGAACCCCGACTGGTGCGAATATAAGTGCGTAATTCCGCTAAAGTGTACCTGTCGTGAATGATTAACTCCTCAGAACGTAAAGCCATACCCAAATCGTCAATCAACAAAGGTTTAGTAGTGCGAGTAGTTTTCCAACCAAACTCTTGAGAAACCTTAGTCC